CCGTCATCAGCATCTCTGACATTTTTTTGCTCCTTGATCATTGTCGGATATAGTTCGGGGCAGAGAGTGTGAACCAAGTTAAGGAGTTGCAAACCATAGTTTCTGTTACCTTCTGCAAATGACATTGCCATTGCATTAGTGTTAAACGATGATCGAAATACACCTGCTTGCTCCAGAAGTCTCCAGACTAACCTTCGACCCCTCTTGCTGCTCATGAGCCATTTTATATCCGATTCTTCGTTCTGTCGGTCAATTTTTTCGGCAGACTTTTTATTGTCTTTTGATTTTTGTTGACCTTTAAGATCGAGAGGATTATATTCGCTCATGCTCTAATATATCTAGTTATAACTGGTTTACGGTCACACCTATTTTTGATTAGGGTACATTTTCTTAGCAGTTTTTGCAGCATCCTTAAAATCTTTAGCAGAAGGTCTACCTTTTTCACCCTTTTTTTTCATACGCTCGCCTGATCCAGCTTTAATCCTTTTGCGTTTTGCGTGTATGTTTTCGTATAAGCTCATGTTTAAAACATTGATGGGTAAAGTTTTTTTAGTTTTTCTAATTCTTCTAACTGTTTTTTATTTGCCATACCGCCTTCTTTCATAGCTTCTAACGTTTTTACTTTACGTTCTATTTTTTTAGGAATAATTTTTTCTGCACCTTCCATTACTTGTTACCTCCATAAAGTTTTTCTGCAAATTGTTCTAATTTAGATTTTTTTCTATTTTTCTTTTTGTTTGCTTCATCAGCGTTATGTTGTTCTATCATTTTGCGATACCTTACTTTGGCATCAGGTGATAAATTTTCAAATCCCATAGTTAACTCCCAGTTAGATAAGTACCTGTAGTAGGTGTAGTAACAGGCTGTGCTTTTGGTGGTGCTGTTGCTGCCTTCTCACCATACAAACCTTCTGCCTGATCACCGCTTTTATCGAATGGTTCTATACCCATTGCTGTTATTTGTAGCTCTACATTTTGTTCTACACCATCCTTTTCTTTACTTTCTCTAACAGTTTTGACATAGGTTATAGCTTTAATCATCATTTCACTACCAGCTTCTGGTAATTTTTCTATACCTAACTTTTCTAACTCTTCTTTACCTAATGATATGCATAAACCGTAACTATACATTGGTTCTTCGTACATTTCATTACTATCAATAGGTTGTGAGTCTTTTTTTAAATCAATTAAATCCATTTATACCTCCAATGGTGTTGGTGAATTGTAGCCACTAAACTGACCTATTACATCCATCATAGATGATTCACCAGTTTTAGAATTATTTAGCTTAGTCATATTTTCTACAGCTTCATTTTGTGCTTCTCTTTGCGCCATTTGCTGTTGTGCTTGCGCTCTTTCCTGACGTATTCTTGCCACCTGCTTATCAGGAACTATTAACTCAGGGTCAATACCTAGCATTTGTGCATATGCATTAGCCCATTTGTCAGAATCAAACTTATCAAGTACATCAGGTTTCATTTGTGCAATCATTCCCATTGTATTTGTGTACCTATCTACACTATTTGTACCAATTGCACGTTGGGCTTGTGCCAACATAGACACAAATTCTACGTTTAATTCCATGCCTTGCAACTCTTCTGGGGCAGGTGGTATTAATCCAGCTTCAATCATTCTGTTAAACGTGTTATCAATCAATGGATCTAACAATTCATTGTGTAATCTTTCTAATACTGGCCCTAACATAAGCAGTTTCTCTTCATGACGTTCTGCTACTTCTGTTGCCGTCATGCGTGTATCAGTTGCATTGGCCAACATAAGAAACAAATCAGCATAAAAACTACTGTTTATACGACCACGAACGTCCTGTATGTCCTGTAACAAGTGTTGTAAATTAAGATTTACGTTAAATGCTGTCTCAATTTTGCCTTGTTGACCATCAACAAACGTTACTCCACCCGGCAAACTGTCCACATCTCTGTTTTTCATGTAGCTAGGTACTTGCAATGGTGGTTTTGTTTGGTAATCAATGCCCTGTGCCTTGCGTAATTGCTCATGTTGTAGCTGTTTTATGTCACCTAATGCTTCCATACCGGGTGAATTGCCATAAATATCGCCACCTGCAACACCCCATCTGGGTATAACAGCAGGGAAATCTTTATATCCACTCTCTCGTAACACCTCTTCGCCTTCTCCACCTTGTTCAAAATAACAAGATTTGTATTTCATGTTCATATTATCCTTTTTATTAAAATCTCTCTCCCTATCATCTCTTGGTTCTATTGCATGAATGATTGTTATCCACTGATCTAATGAACCTCTGTCGTACAAGTTCTTAACAGACGTTGAACATTTGTTATATCCAAATTCTCTTACTACTTCTCCTACTGTTTTTTGAAATTCTCTGTACAAAGTGTTTACTCTGCCCTGATAATCCGTAGCTATTGCATATTCTCCTATTGTTACAGGGTAATGATGTATAGCGTTTTTGCTATCGGGGAGGACAATAGAGCCAGCCGTGCCAAATGCTCCTAATTCTTCGTATATTCCATGTAATGTTCGGTATGTATTGGACTTTTGGAACACTAATTGCATACGTTCTGTTACATCAGCCAACCATAACTGCACAGGTGGGTACTTATTAAGATCTGGATCTGCTGTTCCTAACCTAAACCACGGTCTTGCAGGGGATGTTGCACCTGCCATCATGCCAGCACCCAGTGTTCTTAATGCTCTTGTACCAGTATTGTCATATATCGAGTTATGTCTTCTATGGCCTTTGTTTCTATCCTGTTCAAAATATCGTCCATTTCTTGGTAATAAATATGTTGTCACTTCTTGCCAATGTGACCACCAAGTAGCCCTCTCTGATCTAAGGTGACCCCACCTTGTCAGTAGTTTAGCTCGTTTGGTTTTCATTGGTTAACCGCCTAATAATGTACTACCACCACCCAAATTTAATTCGTCTACACCTACACCTTCTTGTCCTGTTAATAATGTTCCTCCAGCACCTGCTCCTTGCCTTGCTGCAATACCAGCTTGCATACCAGAAACATCTGCTTGCTTACGATTAGCTTTGTTATAAGCTACTTCGTTTGCTTCTTGCTGTTTTTCTGCTTGTTGAGCAGCTTTTTGGTTAGCAGATTTTTGTTCAGCTAACTGTCTTTCTTGCATTTTTTGTTGTTTTCTGCCTGATACATACTGAACTGCGGTACTGGCAACTGTGGCAACGATAGCTGTAACAGCCATGTTATAACTCCTTGGAATAAATTATGTCCTGTACACCATATTTTAATCTTGGTAGCATATGAGCTAAAGTGGTGTCTTCTTTAGCGTGCCATAACATAAGTTTGCATCCAAGCGTTTTGGCATGGTTTTCTGTAGCCTTCATTAGCTTTAATCCTAACCTGCTGTTTCTGTGATTTTTTTGTACAAACAGAATGTCATTTTGACAAAACAACAAATCAGCGTAATGCAAATGATTGGCTACAAAATTAGCTGAATATCCTAAACAAACATTGTTCTGCATTGCTAAAAACGTAAATAATGTGCCTTGCTTTTCAGCAGTTTTGTACACATCCCAGTTTGGTTTTAGTTTCATTATCTGCTTGTTGCGAGCAATCTCTTCGTAATGCTCTTCAAACAGTGATCCTACTACCTCTTTGACGTTGTCTAGCGTAGAGAGTTCAATGCTGGTTTTGGGTACTCTACTTTCGTTTACAGTAGCTGTAGATTCGCTAGTTACGGTCACACCATTCATAAGAAATATTCGGTTACACAATCAAATATTATATGCACTCTGTCTGTCATGCCAACATTGTCTGCTGTATGCATTTTTTTATGGTTAAACCACCAAACGTCACCTACCTCAAACTTTTGTTGTTGATCTCCACAAGTTTGGTTGCACCATTGGTTTGATGTAACAACTAAATGAAACCTTTGATAATGATCTGCATACGTTCCTTGATCATTATGCTTGGTTACATGGCCACCATGTTTGAGATTAACAATAAGCACTCTGCCCATTTCCTTAACTTCTAGTTTTTTTAGCACTGGTTGCATTAATGGCACTAATGCAGGTGCTAAATATTTCATACATGGGTAGTCGTATGATCCTGTATCCCACATAACGTAGTAAGGAGTCATCTTTAACGGCCCTCTAACATATATTGATTCTGTGTCTTTATGTGGTGTGCCAGTAAACTTTTGTCGTGCTGTTATTTCTGTCCATAATTCTGGTTTATCGTCTAATAATTTGATTAATGGCTCTACGTCTAAACCATCTGCTACCCGAATAAAATTAGAGTCTGCTGTATGGGTCATATTCCACCTTCTGCTTGCTTTCATTACGTCTTTTAATGTATATATCCTCTGGTACTTTCTTGGCTACTGGCAGGGCAAAGGTTAGTGCTAGTGCATCAGCTAGATCTGGTGACCCTGCTCCCTGCAATCTTTTCTTTATCTGATCTTTAGACTCAAGGACTCGTCTACCTACATTGTCGTACCAATAAATTGGTGTTGCTAATTCTTGTTTTAGGGCTACATCGTTTGGTATTGCACCGCCTTCTTCTATCCATTGCTTCATTAACCACCACATCTCACTTCTACGGTTAATGTATTGCTCTGGTTTCATTGCTTTACCACCAAACGGTATCTCGATTACGTCATACGACAACTGCCTTAATCTGTCGATTACACCACTACCTGCACCTGCATCACAAAACACAGCATCTGGGTCATGTTCTTCTATCAGGTTGGCTACTCTGGCTGCTAATTCCATGTTGTCTATACCTCGATATACAACAGGTTTGAATGCTTGCCTACCTTGCCTGCGGAATACCACAGATCTGTCATCCCCAAATCTTGCAGGGTCGATACCAAGGACTATTGGTGACAGCTTCACATGATCAGATTGGTATACACGTTTAGCTGCATCTTCGGTATCTGCTAATGCAATTAACTGGTCATCACCTTGGGCTGAGAAGTCGCATAGATACTCACGAGCAAACGATGTCTCACTCATGTCTCGTTTGAGACGAGTTACCTCATCAGGATGCAAGCTATCGGTATCGAATACTGTGTATCTGGCAGCCGTCCATCCATCCTCGTCTATGGCCTTGTAATACAACTCAGAGAACAAGTTAATACCTGATGGTGTACCAATAAAGATTGCCCATCCTAGTCTGTCTGATAGTGCAGGTTGGACTATGTCTGTCCATAGCTCATTCTTTAACTGGGCTACCTCGTCCATCACAATTCCGTCTAATCGCAGTCCTCGCATGGCATCTGGGTTGTCACCTCCAAACAATCTAATGATTGCTCCATTATGTTTAAACCTTACGGATAGTTCACCCTCATTGATGTCTACTACAGATTGCCTACGCAATGGCTCTATCTTTTGTTTCAGTCTGGCCCACGCAATCGCTTTTGCCTGCCGTAAAAACGGTGCAACGTACACAAACATACCTAACTCTTTATCTGTCTTAATCGCTTTATCTATTAGCTCCATAATCGCTAGCTCTGTCTTGCCAGAGCGTCTGTGGAGCGCATATGCGGAAAAGCGTTGTCTTTTTAAATGGCACTCCTTTTGCCATGCTCTAGGGGTGTAATCAAGGCTTATGTTCATCCTTGCGGTAGGCCAGTACTGATAGTCAGGTTAATATCTCCTTGTGCATCAACACCTAACTTATCTCCAAATCGTTTGGGATTGAACTTAGATAGCATTTTAAATCTAGTTTCGACCCTGTTCTTCTGCCAATTTATGAACGCTGGATCTATCCTCTCGTTGCCCTCAGAACCGCACATAACTGGTGGAGTATCAATTAACTCTAAACATTCTTCAAAAAGAATCTCGCACCCTGTATCCCTCGCTCGTGCGAAGGCTGAACGAAACTCCTCATCTTTATCAAGCCATTTATAAATAGTTCTCCATTGAACGCTACCTTTTTTACGACAATATTCCCTTAAAGTTTTCCCATGAGCAATCCATTCACAAATTCTTGCAGCTTCAATGGGATCAACTTTTTCAGTTGGTCTACCTAACTTGGATTGTTTTGTAGCGAGTTGGATAGGAGACTCTTTTTTCATAACGGCAAATTTGAGCTATGTAACCACGAGAGATACCGAACATCATAGAAAGACAACCGTAACCAATACCATAATCTTCGTGCAGTTCTCGCAATGCGTCTACAATCACCTGAGTAATCTGAGGATTATGATTTGGATGATCCTCTGCGACTCGATGACCAGAATCTGAAACACCAACAACAATAGTTTTTGGTCTAACTGTTGCTAGTGTCATAAAAAAAATAAAATTATTCATAATATAGAGAAATGTAGAGTAAATCGCAATAACTAAAATTAATTTGTTGACATCTGTTGGATTATATGCAACACTATAAATATCGGATGTCCACCGATGCTTCACTTACTAATTTCAATTAACAACAAGCACATGACACAGTTCAACTTTCCAACACAACTTGCAGACCACTTGGAGCAAGAAATCTACACCAAGCTTATTGCAGAAGTGCAATCTAATGTAGATAAGTACAATGCTATGTGGTCAAAACGTGAGCAAGAAGGCAAAACTTACCATACTAAACAAACTTGGCATGGTGAAGAAAAAGTTTACTGGTACAAACTTTCAGAATTTTTAACTGTTACTTTCCATCAGGAAGAAACTTCTTACTTTGACCCAAGCGTGACAATGCGTAACGACTATTACAGACCACTAAGTTGCGTAATTAATTATGAAGCTTGCAAAGACAATGCTCATGCTCAGAGAGTACACACAGTTGCTTTATGTACTGAGAGAGTTAATGGTCATTTAGCAGTAACAGATACTGTTTATGACATTGATTTAAAACTAGGTAAGAAAAATCTTATTGAAGGCAATGTTACTGGCCATACAGCAAGCAACGAAGATTTCCAGATACACCTCCAGATGATGTGGAACTACCGCTACGGTGAGAATTCAGCTAACGGCTACCTTACACAATATGTCCAGTACAGAAGTGACAGACGAGGTGCTAGGCAAGAAGGCAAGTCAGTACAGC